GGGGTCTTCCCACGGAGTTTTATCCCACACTTTATCCACATAATTAGAGGCCCTATCCATTACGGTCCAATAAATAGCACGAAAGTCTCTGACCCCAGTTATCTCATAAGATAGAGTTCTGGCAAGTCTCTCCACTTGTTCCCTAGTAAGCTCTGGGTTCACCGCAGATACTAAGTATCTAAAGGTGTTTTCATTACCTGAGATAACAGGATTGTCCCATACGGCTACAGAATCTCGAATCCCAAGAGGAATATCAATCTCTAAGTCTAAGAAAGAAAATTGCTTTGGATTTTCTGGATCAAATCGTTCAATGGTTGTATTGAATTTTCTTTGAAGTTCTCTGATTACTGCACCCTCACTACCTATGAGAATATTCATAGGCTTTGGTTTTCTTTTATTCAAAATAAGTGAGAGTGCAGTTACCGGTTTCATTTAACTTTCTTAGGTGTATAGGTTTTTCTCTCTTTTAAGAGTCTTAGTCGATATTCCTCTAATGAGAGAACATTTTCTGAGTAGGCTACATATCTTTTATTACCGGAGTCAGCCCCATCTTTTTGAAGGAGATAAAGATATGATCCTCCTCCACCAAGTTTTCCAACTTCGATACTCAGAGTTCCTGTGTCATTTAGAACAATAGCTGTTAGGCCCTCTGAGCTATCGAGAATGGAGGATACGGCTGAAGGGTGTTCAATTAACATCTTCTACTTCAGTTTCAGGGTCGTCCGTGAAGGTGGCGAAGTAGTGAATCTACTTCTTCCCCGCTAATGTCAGAAATTTGAATGATTCTCTTGCCGGATTCCATGGTGTTGACAAGAGCCAGATAATCATAATCGGTCATGGCCATAACTTGGCTTGCGACTACATCCGATTCATCTAGAAAGCCATCAAGTTTATTTCTTGTAATAGCATCATCCTTGGGCTTCTGCCTTTCTTGCTACCAACCTAGCTAGCTTAGCAGCCCTATGAGCAGCCTTACCCTTTGGGCGCAAAAGTCTTTCGGGGTTGTGATGAATGAAATCCTTGGAACGAGGCTTAGGCTTAGGGTATTGGCCTGTTCTGCTTTGACCATCGGCCAATCTAGCGGCTACTAGGGCCTCATACGCCGCATGAACCTTCTTCTTATGGGTCTTTCTGTGTTGGCTAATTGCCATGTGTTTCTCCTTGAGGTGCAGTTTGAATTGGGGCTGTATCGTGTCTAAAAACTACGGGGTTTCCTTTATATTTTCTACGTTCTCTTTTTTTCTCTAGAGATTTTATAGCTTTGTCTATTTCTTCAAAGGATGGTTCTTCATCATAAAGAGTAGTGACGAGAAGATTCGCCTCTTCTTCAGAGTAGTACTTAAAAATCCCGTAGGAGTTTACCGGACCTCTAATAGAGAGACTCCATTTTTCGACATCTGTAAACTTAGGGTAAAATCCATCAGAAAAACCAAGCACCCTATCCCTAATTTTACCAATACGAAAATTGCCGATAATGATATGGTGTTGATTTTTAAGCCTTTTCCAAAAATCATTAAAACGAGGGCTAGGTTGAGGGGTCATATAATTCTCCTTTAGAATCCTAATCTCTTACCACGAAGATCCGTGACCTTCTGCCTTAGACAATACTCTTCCGAAGCCTTTTCCACCAACTCTTTTGCTTTATTTATTATCCAATAAGAGGCTGTAGCACCTTCACGGTAGTCAGCTATAGCGGTAGCATCAAGTCTGTTACCGGCTCTGATGTTCTCAATTAATTGAAATTGAGAAGGAACACTAGGGTTGAATACTCCCATTGTGCTTCCGCCAGAGTCGTGAATCAAATTCATGCTGAAAATATCACTAGGTCCATCACCCACATAGATCATTTGCTCTAAAGGTACACGTCTTCCACCTTTTGGAATGGAGATAGTAACATCATAGCCATAGACATTACAACCTTTACTAATTTCATAGATGGCTTTGATTTTTCCCACTGCATCAATGCAAGTGGCGATAGAGGACAAACCTTTAATCCCATTCTCTCCGCACCTAAAATCGCAAGCATAGATACCCGCAATTCTGAAATCAGGATTTTTAGTCTCTTCTTGGACCCTAAGTTCAAGACTGGATAGCATAGTCTTTATGCCAGAGGACACAATATAAATCTCTACCCCAAGCTTCCAGAGTTCATTGAACATCCAAGCCACACCAGGGTATAAACGAATTTCATTCCCGAGTTTGGAAAGGACAGTATTGTCAAGGTCTTTAAACTTACCCTCCCTAACATACTGAAGAAACATGTTCATATAGTCTAGCTCGTGATGAGCAGAGCCAAAACAGTCTAAATTTTCCTTAGACCTTTTCTGACAATCATTCCAAAAATCGTCATCCTTGATATCATAGCTCTCAAAAATGACTCTCTGCATGTAATCTGGGGATAGGGTCTTATCGAAATCAAATATAGCGGCTACTTTGGTCGCTTTGAACATTTTTCCTCCTTTACTAGCCATTACTGTTAAGCGGTCACTTTTTTAACGGATAATCCTTTGTACAATAAGGCTATCTCAGAGATATATCTCTCAACATCAACAATATGAAGATATACACGAATTCCAAGAGGAGTAATAGAGCTTGCAATTTGATCATCTTCTCTAGTAACATTGGTTAACTTGTAGTCTTCAAGAACTTTGGCGATTACCTCTAGGAGAAGTGCCACTCTATTCTTAATAATTTTGTTCCTTTGTTCTCCAAGGATTTCTCTACCTTGCTTGTCCTTTATGGAGAAGTTCAAATTCTCCATAACTCGCTCCATCATTGATTGCTCTTGAGCGTCCCCTGGTTTTTCATGAGCCATATAAAGTTCCCTTAGGACTTTAATGAAGATTGGTTTGACTGAAGTATTGAATTCAGGGAAAGCTTCAACTAAAGTCTTGAGCATGACAGTCCCAATTATAACCGATACACCAAAAGAGCTTCCCCACTTAGCGATATCGGATCGACTAGGAGATATAGCAAATTCAGTTAAGGTTGGGAGAGAAGCATAATTGTTTAGAAGATTGCCTACGCTCTTTAAAATTCCCACAGAAGTAGATTCAGCGAGTGTTCCATCTGAAGCATATAGGATAGGCACATAATCAGCCGCCTTACTTAGTTCTCTCTTTGCTTTTTCCGAAAAATCTTTCTGTTTAAGAAGGTATCTCTGCAAATCTTCAAGGGTATCTACTTTTAGTAAGGGTTCCATAATTTAGCTCCAGGCTTCTGTATAAATAGGATATAAGGGAAAGGGCAGTGCCACATATTTTATGAGGTAATGATTTTACTGAGCATAAGAAAAAAGTTTTTGAGTAAAAATCAATGTGCCACTCTTTTCTTTGAGTCTTTCCACTGAAACGAATACATTTATAGCCGTTTGTATTAGTCCTTACTGAAACTTGAGGCAATTCATCGCAAGGAATGTAGCTCTCCACTATAGAGAAGAGCCTAACTGCATCAGATTCATTTAAGGGTGCCTGTTTCATTGGCAAAATTCCGTATCAATAGCTTCATCCATAGCAACACTTGTGGCCATACTGACTTCTCTGATATTAGTGATAAACCCAGCAAAGTTGTTAGTCAAGGCGTGGAAAGGTGGAACACCCTCGGATCTTCTAGTTTTGGCCGAACAAATAGTAATTTTCGATTCTTTTTTCAATTCTTCGGATAAGAAAACGGTTAAGCAAGTGTCTAGAGATTTATCAAACTCAGAATACATCCACACACCATTCATTTCCCATCTACCATCGTTCTTTCCAGCTTCCAGGAATCCATCACGATTACCCTGAACCGGAGTAACCAGAACAACCCCTTTACCACCATCGAAGTGAAGAGCGAACTGTTTGGCATCCTTGATTACGGCTTCCATCTCTTCTTTCTTACCTGTTCTGATTTCCACTAGAGTTAGATAGTCAATAACAAGAAGATCAAGAGGGGTGGTCTGACTAGTGATTTCTGCTGTGGTTTTAACAGCATCCCAAGTAGTTCCTTCAATGGGCTGTCTAATAACTAGCTGTCCAGGAAGATTTTTAAGATCGGGGATGACTATTTTGAATAGGAAGTTTTCTTCTTCGGGGGACAGATTACCATCATCAAATTTTTTCTTATCAATCTCAAATTTTTTACCCCATTTAATGTGATGAGAATGGATAATGCCATATATGATGAGTTCTTCTTCATATGTTTGCTCTAAAGTGATATGAAGAACATTAAAACCATCCAATGCTGCATTATAAGCGATGGATCTGCATAAACCAGACTTTCTCTGACCCGCATAGCCCAAAACACCAACAAAATCCCCTCGTTTAATTGCAACGCTGCTATCAATCCCATCTAGATGAGTGAAAACACGAAGCCTACCGCAAAGTCTATCAGATTTGAATTTCTGGTAGATCGTTTCAAGTTCAACCGCATTTTCATTTAGAGTTCCGCTAGCATTACGATGGACGGTAGAAAGGGTACCTCTCTCAACTTGCTGGAAAAGATATTTTACTGCATCTTTTGCCCCGGATAGCTTCTTTTTAGTTTTTGGGTCTTCCATTGACCCGGAATTGATCTGTCTAACAACTTTTATGACATTGCTAAGTTGAATAGATTCATATTCTTCAACCCAATCGCCTAAAACAGAGTCCAAATCCTCCGCAGAATGAAGCGTAAGCTCTTCATCCTGAGCTTCATACTCAGCTAGACGTTCAACTGCTAGAGGAGAAGTGGCTTTACGCTCAATAATATCTTTAAGGATATCCATACTTGGGGACTTCTTGTGAGTCACCCAAAAATTATAGACATACCCAATTAACTCTGATTCTGTGGCATCACTAACTTTTCTAACTGTAGTTAAATGATCAGATAGCCAAGAGCATGAGGACGAAGCTCGTTTAAGCTCTTCTTTGTCATCAGAATGTCTGATTATATTATGAAAAATTCTATCAAAACTTGACAATTTTCCTCCTCCCCTACTATTACCTAAAATCTATGGACTCTAACCACCAGTCCGGAAGAATGCTTGCAGAATTCCTTAGAAGCATCTTAAAATCAGCGTCAAGGATGTAGGAAGTGGCATGATCCTCTTTGGATCTAACGGACCTTCCTAGGGCCTGTATAACCGCTAAACATGTCTGCCATTGATACCATGCCGAATCCATTTCCATCCTGGTTTTGATATAGGGAGATGCTAGAGAAGGGAATGGAACTTTGGCTATTACTTGAAATCTGGAGAGTTCACCCTTCAAATCTAGTCCTTCAGTCATAGAGGGGCTGAGTAGGACGGTGGGTTGGCTAGAAGCTATGTGGTGATCAACCACAAGTCCCCTATTTTTGGAATCATGATCTAATAAACGGTGTGAATGAGGTGTTCCTCTAAAGTGGTCCTTGATATGTTGGACTAATTTGAAACTGGAGCAGTGAATTATACCCTTTTCAGTGGCATGTTTAGTCAAAACTCTGTCAATTCTCTTCAAAAGCTTAGGAAGAGTCTCATCATAATTCTTAAAAGACATACTCCCGGCTGGTGCAAAAATGATTTGTCTATTTTCCACTGGAAATTCAGAGGGAAGACTGAGGTAGCCACAGTCAGAGCGATCAATTCCTAAATTTCTTATCAACGTCTTAGGGTCTAAGATAGTGGCAGAGAGCATGATGATCTTTTTTGCTCTACTGAAGAGCAATTCTTCTGCAAAAATATCTCCTCTGAGGGGTTTTATGTTAAGCCCTTCTTCAGATTGGTCAATAAACCACATTTTAGAATCGGATTCAATAAACTTCTTCAATGCTTCGGAAAATTGGCTTAATTGGGTGATTTTCTTGGCCACAGGGAGTAGTTCTCTTCTACCCCTGCTCGTATCCTTCAACTCAAGCGTCAATCTGGCTATTACTGCCTCTGTAGCGGGGTTTAAAACCTTCGATACCCAGCTTCTCGCCTCGTCTACGGCTGTAAACTGGAAGGCCCTTGTAGGCAGCTTTACGCTCAATTCTTCAAGTCTAACCGGAGATACTACTATCTCAGAATGAGCAATAAGAACGTTTTCAGTATTGTGGGCCTCATCAATGACCAAAACCTCTTTATCAGGAAGTCTAGTGCTTTCATCTTTAAAGGCGGAATCAGTTAAAAAATAGCTGAAGTTCGTAGTTCCAATTTTGCTCTTACAAAAGTTGTGTCTAGCAGAGCGATAAGGGCAAACTGCACAAATATTGCCGGTTATCTTATTAAGCTGGGCTCCAATATCACAGGTTGTATCATCATGCTCTGTACAGATATAATTTGACCCTCCACGAAGGTCAGCTAAGCCCAAATGACTGAATTCCTCTTGATACTGCTGTTGCAGAATCTTCTGAGGGGTTAAAATAGCTCCACTTTGGGCCGAAGAGATGGCAGCAATAGCCAAACCGGACTTACCGGAGCCTGTTGGCATCTCAAATATAGAAAATTTCTTATTTTTCTCAATATTTGAGGCCAATTTGACCATGGCCTTCTCTTGAGGAGGTCGAACTTCTGGAAAAGGGAAGTTAGCCTTTAAAGTTTCAATGTTCATTAATTGGCCTAAAGCAATAGGAGCTACAAGAGTAGTCGTAGAGAAGCTTATTGTCACAAATCATAGCTTCTTCTGCTGGCAGAAAACCGTAAATTACATTAGCACATTGTTCACAGCTATTTCGAATCACATCATCAGATAATTTAGATTGACGAAGTAGAATGGACTGGAATTCTGTCTTTAGACTAAGAGCTACTTGTGTGGGAAGCAGGTTGCCCTCAGCACAAATTTTTAGAAACTCAATAACCTCTGTGAGCCTTTGAGTGGGGGAATCAAGATGAATATTTAAACAACAGAGTTTAAACCATAGCTTGCCTAAAATAGTTAAGTCATCCCATTTAAGCAAATTTAGTGATTTAGCTCTATCTTCAAGAACATCCCCCAGCATTCCAGTTCTTTCAAGATATTCTTTTTCATTTTCTTCTAATTCTACCTCTGCTACAGAGTAAGGCTTCCTTCTATTGGCCTTCTCTTTAATTACCAAAGAAGGGCTACAACGACAGGGGCCAGCATTCCCTATAGAAGCTAGATTTAATTGGTAATATGAAAGTTTCTTGAGTGTTTTGCTATCAAACTTGGCTTCTTTACTCTTGAGTTCGGCTAGCACAGTGTAGAAATCTGTGTATGATTCGGCCATGGATACTCCCCATAACCATTACTGGTTTTAGCAGGAAGATGAGGCTGTGGCTGATTTTTTTCCGCTGTAAATAGGGTAAACTACGGTAACAAGACAGTTACTTGTTTTAGAAGTGTCTGCTACAGCCGTGGCAGTGATCACAATTGGAACTCCTGGAGGGGTAGCTGTGGCTGGAGCGGTCCAAACCCCTGTAATAGAGTTGATACTACCTCCAGTGGCCGACCAAGTTTTTCCAGTAGAGCCAGAACCGGCTAAAAGAACGATAGCGGTAAAGGTAATTGTCTGGTTAACGATAGCAATGTAAGTGGAGGGGTTTACTGTAATGGAAAGAGAGGTTGGGATTAAATTAACGGTGCTGTGTACTGAAGTTCCGGCAGAATTGGTGACAGTAAGTGTGAAACTTGTAGGGGAATTTAAGGCGGGGGTAGAGTAGGTTACTCCGGAGGCTACAATACCAATACCGTTGTCTATTGATCCTACCCCATTAGTGAATATGGGAGTTAGAGTAGCAGAGCTATTGTATAATGGGGTTAAGGTAGAAGGTGTAAATGAGCTTATAGAGGGTGCAGCAACTATGGTTATAGCACAATCAGTGTGTTTTGTAGGGTCTGCTACTGAAGTGGCCCTCAAAATAGCAGATCCAGGAGAGGACGGTGCTGTATAAACGGACCCTGAGATAGTCCCAGGCCCAATAACAGACCAAACTACATCAGTATTTGAAGTTCCGGTTACTGTGGCAATAGTGGAGAAAGTTGTTGCAGTAGTCACGGAGGCTGTAGATTGGCCTAGAGCTATATTAACAACAGTTATAGTTATGAGAGAAGTGGCTGATTTAGAGGGATCAGCAATTGAAGTGGCTCTAAGGGTTGCCGTACCGCCTATGGGGGAGGCCGATGGAGAAGTATATAGCCCATCGGCTGTGACAGTTCCATGTGTATTGTCCCCATCAATGGACCAAGTTACATTGGGATTAACAGCACCAGATACAGTGGCTGAAAATTGTTGGGATACAGAACCATTTATAGATACAGAAGAAGGCGAAATGCTTACTGCAACTGTCTGGGGAGCTACGGTTAATGTTGCTGTTGCAGGGGTTGTTCCATACACACTACTGGAAACGGTTAAAAGATAAGTAATAGAAGATGTTCCTGCAATAATTGCAGAAGAGGGTACTCCAGAAGCCAAGGAGCCAACTGAATGATCAATAACTCCAGTTCCATTTACATATACTGGTGTTATTGTGTAGGACTGACCCACAAGAGGAGAAGATACAGAAGATGTAAAAGAAGCTATGGTTGGATTAGGAACAATAGTAGCAACGGCTGTGCTATTTGATTTAGATGGGTCTGAAATAGAGGTTGCAGTGATATAGGTAGTTCCGGCAGTTCTGGGTGCTGTGAATACCCCAGAGGAATTAATAGAGCCGGAACCAGAATAGATTGACCAAGTGACTCCAGTATTTGTAGCTCCAGTTACGGTTGCAGTAAATGTTTGAGTAGCAGAAGTGGCCATCGTAACTGTGGCGGGAGTGACTGAGGGAACCGCTACAGTTTGTATGGTGACAACTTTACTTCCACTTTTTGTCCCATCTGCTACAGCAGTAGCTCTTAAAGTGGAGAAGCTAGCAACACTAGCGCCAGTGGGGGCAGTAAAAGTGCTAAGGCTAGTAGGGGGAGTAAAGGTATTTCCACTAAAAGTCCCAAAAGGTGATCCTCCATCCACGGACCAAGTTACAGCCAAGTTCACAGCGCCGGAAACAGTAGCCGTAAAAGCACTAGAACCACCCTGTAGGAGATTGCTGATCCCAGTTACAATAACACTGACTGTTTGAACTGTAACTGTAATGGAGGTATCAGAATAGATCCCAGCACTATTGTAAGCTCTTAACCAGTAGGTTGTAGATGTAGTGAAGCCCCCAGATTGAACGGGAATAGCTACACTGTTTGTAGCACTAGACGAGATATCATTTGCTCCTTGAGTAGTGCCAACAACGGCTGAAACACCGTTATGAGTGGGGGTTATAGTAATGTTTGTTGACCCTCTAAGCGGATTAGTTGAAGTAGCGGAAAGACTTACTGTAGGAGGATCGACCACAGTAATAGCGGGAGTGGTCACACTTATACTTGGGTTTGCTATTGAAGTTGCAGTTATGTAAAGGGTGCCAGCAGCAGAAGGAGTAAAAGTAGAACCAGACCACGATCCAGCTACTCCTGTATTACTCCAAGATATACCAGAATTTAAAGCTCCTGATACAGTAGCGGAAAAATTTCTAGGTTGTCCAGTTCCAATTGGGGTTGTTGGAGAAATAGAGGATATAGAGACAGTTTGAGGGGTTACGCTAACTGTTGCGTAAACATAAGTACCCAAATTTACAACAGATAAAGTGTAAGTTCTAGGTACAAGGGGGGTTGTAGCTATCCCCACACCACTAGAAGCACTACTTGTAATATCTGAAGAGCCATTACCACTCCACCCAATTTCCCCAGTTCCATTAGAGAATACCGGAGTTAGGGTTACAGAATCTCCATACAGAGGACTGGAGGAAGATATTGAAAAACTTGAAATAGAGGGAGTAGGATTAACTGTTATGGTCACAGAGGAAGTAACTGAAGTTCCTGCATAGTTAGTGGCCGTTAGTGTATATGTAGTAGTAGAGGTCGGAGAAACAGAAATGTTACCACCACCTGGAGATCCAAGATAAGTAATGGACCAATTTGAGGCATTCTCCAATGACCAAGATAAAGTTGTTGACCCACCAAGGGGAATAGTGTAGTAAGAAGCTGTAAAGTAATCTATAGAGGGGGCCGGAACGGTTATAACATAAGTTGAATCATTTACAGAAGTGGCCCCAGCTAAATTAGTTACTGTTAAAGTGTAATAATTTGTGGCATCACTTCCTGGGGTAAAAGTATAAGGTGTGCCAGAGGTTACAGCCGTTGAGATACCTGAACCGGTCAGAGTAGCAGTACCTCCTGTAAAGTTTGGGGTTAGCGTAACTGTAGCACCATCAGTAACATAAGAATAGGAAGGGGTAACAGAAATAGCATGAGGAACATCAACAACCTGGATTAAAACGTAAGCAGTATAACCACAGCCTATTACAGAGTTAGCATAAGTAGGATTTATATTTGCAAATCCTGGAGTCATACCAGCAGAGAAAACAGTTGGGCTGGAAGAATAAGAACTTAGTGATCCAACTCCGCTTAGGTGCCAAGTTAGAACAGGAGAATAAAAATTGGTTATTGAGGCAGATACATTTACTGATCCGCCAATTGTTACATATGTAGTGCTGGTGGATGGGGGGTATGCTCTTACACTAGGGGCCAAAAGGGTGAAAGATACTGAAGAGGTGACTACTGGAGTCCCGACCACCGTGAGAGTAATAGGACTACCGGGATTAGTTCCAGTGGTCCACTCAGCAACGGTAGTGTAGGTATTACCACTAACTAAACTGGGAAAAAGTTGCCACGTTGGAACACTAATGTTACTACTAGTTGCATTAGTAAATACAGGTACCATGGTCAGGGGGGTGCCATATAGGAGAGTTGCTCCATTAACACTTGTCCCTGATGGATCTTTTACAGTAAAAGAAGTAATTGTAGTGGTCATGCTTTACCTTTTAGGCGTATTGCTCAATATCCAACTGCACAGTTACAAGCGAAGCTGAGCCAGATGCAGTTACAGCCATTGATACTACATCTCCCATATGCAGAGTAATGGGAGTAAATGCAACAACTTCAATAAATCCAGTATCTCCAGAAGTTAAGCCTATGGTGGCAATTATGGTTCCATTTATTTTGATGACCAAAGTGCCGGTCCCAGGAGTTCCAGAATAATAGAAAATATTGCGTAATGATCCTGGTCCATCTATTCTCATAACTGGTTGATTATCAGTGGTTAAAACGGAAGACTCATAATAGTAACGAATTGGAGATTTAACCACATTTGTTGGGTGAATGTGATCTTCTCTCGATCCCAGAGCGGCAGTTCCTTGGGTGGCTGCTGTAGGGGAGGCAGGAAGGGGCTCAGCATCGCCAGGAGCGGCTAATACGAGGGTCTGAAGGGATAAAGCCGTGGGAAATGGGTGAACGTGATCAGAATGGGCTGCGTTGGTATCTGTGCCTATAGCAGCCGTGCCCAAAGCTTTGGGAGAAATTCCACCAGGATTTGGGGTTAGCTGCAATTGAACAGTATTTTGAACTCTACTCCAATTTGTTCCATCTGAAATAATCCAATCACCGGCATTCCAGGTATTGATCCCATTGATAAGTGTATCCCCAGCGTGAGAAACGATATAATACCACCCACGGCTTCCTACTGGAACTGTGTTGGATAATGTTGGTATATTAGTTGAGGCATCCCAAGTTCCTTTTAAAGACAGAACATCCTGAGATTGGTTAATGGTGGGTCTAAAAGCAATTTCAATATTGGTATTAGTCACATTAATGACTTCACCAATTCTCTGGTAATTTGGGCTATCAGTAGGTTGATGGGTTGTTATTTTACCGGCCAAGTGATTGTCAAGAAATACCGAAGAACCAATATCAGCGGAAAGAAAAGTATAACTATCCCCACTCCCATCTCCCTGAATTAAATTAACTTGGTTGTTAATTCCTCCAGTGTTAACCACCATAGGGGTAGTATTGTTAACCCAAGGGTCTAAGGTGAACCCCATGGCGGGATAACCAGCAACAGCATTAGCGAGTCTAACTTTTCTTGCATTAGCTATACTATCCCAATACATGTTTACGAAAGAGCCTGGATCAATATTATTGTCCGATAGGGCTTCAAAAGGAGACTGGGCTCCGCTGGTATCCTCAATGACTAATCTAGAGATTGGATCAAATACTACCGGTATATTTAATGGCATTAAAAACTCCTTGATTTCATTTTTCTTTGAGGTGCTTCATAAGCTAGATCCTCTTCAGTGGCCTCTGATTGTTCAGGGTCATTGGCCAGAGCTTCCTGCATGGCATTTGTTCTGTCATTGGGAAGATCATGATGACTTCTCTGGGTAGGCTCTACAACCTCTCCAGAAATATCTAATCCATATGCTTGCTTTAGTAACTTAGAAGAGAATAACAAAAAGGCCCCCTAAATTAGAGGGCCAAAGTTGAAATCAAGGGCTAACTTATGCCTTAGAGGATTCGCAAAGTGTATGAAACTTCTCCATGAGGTTCCAGCGGAAGGATCGAACAGGCTGAATCAAAGGCATTCCTGCCTCATCGGGAGTCCTATCTCCCTTCTTCTGGTTACACTTGAAACAAGCAGCAACCAAGTTACCTGGGTTGCTTCCACCACCACGGCTCCTAGGGAGAACGTGATCAATGGTTGTGGCCTTATTTCCATCAGGTCCACAATACTGGCAAACGTGCTTATCACGCTCAAGAATACCACGAAAACCGCGACCAACAGTGATCTTCGACTCCTTAACAGCAGAAGCAGAAGGGTAGATGATGATCTGGAAGTCCTTGTAAGACTCCAACTCGTAGAAAGCCAAACGAGCCCAGGTAGAAAGATTCAGAGCTTCAGCCCTCATAGTTACCAGGGCCTTAATAGCGTGGCGGCGGGAGACTTCCATCATGGGCAGGAAATTCCTATCCACAGCAATAACCCGATCATTCAGGTGCTTCTTGTTCTTCCGCTTGTCCATAAATTCACCTTTACTAAGGAGAGGGGAAACCTCTCACCCTTATTATACTTCAGATATTCTCTTTTACTCCAAATTATGTTGTTTCGAAGCCAACTCCTTTTTTACCCGAAAGTTTATCAGAATTTAGCAGTTTCTTTTGTTCTTTGAGTCTCTTCATAGTGTCTTCGAAAGAGTAATTGAAGCAAGTAACAGAAACAATAATTTCCTTCAAATGAGCAATAGCAAAATCCTTTGTTTCCTTGGCCCACACTTCAAGGGTATCCAATGGGATGTTCTTGGCTTTTGCCACAAGATAGAAAAGTCTATCATCATAGGAGGGAAGACCAATTGTAATAACTTGGTCAAAACGGCTTGGGCGATCTAAGAATCTGCGGTCAATTTGCTCAGGGTAATTGGTGGTGGCAATATAGACAATGTGGTCTACGGATTTTTCGCCATCAAATAGGCTAAGGAAATCAGCTTCTTCATAGTTTTGAATAAGGGAATCAAAGTCCTCCAAGATGCAAATAATTTTCCTCTCAGGCTCAATAGAGCGAATCATACGAAGGCAGGCGTAACCAATATTGGGATTTTCAAGATAGAGAACTATGCCATCGAACTCAGTTACAAGAGTTTTAGACAGCAGTTGAATGGTGCTAGATTTGCCACCACCCGGAGGCCCTACTAGAAAAATACCACGTTTATGCATGAAGCCGTTAGTAGCAAAGGTGTCCTCTAGGGTCCAAAAACGAGAGAATTCTCTCATAAGTTCTGGCATTTTTCCAGAAGGAAGCACCATTAATTCATCAGTAACCGGAGTTTCTTTGATGAGATAGGGCTGTCCATTGTTAGTCATACCAGCAGAGTAGACTCCGGCTTCTAAAGTGTTTCGAAATTCCTGTACGGAGATAACAACACCGTCTTTATCCGCCCAACCAGACTTAGAATCATTAACGATGAAAGCTTCACTGAACTGAGAGGCCAGACGAGAGTTTCCATCGTTAATAAGAACTTGAGTAACTTTCGTTATGAGATCGCGTTTTTCTTTATCAATAATTTTACCCTTAACTTTTGGGGTAGGGGAGGCTACTTCAGGGCTACATGGATCATATGGGACTGGGTGGCTTGAGGGCTGCTTTCGGCTCATTACTTTTCCTTTAATAGATAAGTATTGTTGATTAATCAACTTTCAATTGCTATTACTGAGGTTCAAGATGTTTCAACTATCAAAAGCTAGCCTGGAAACCAACAAAAGTGAGTTGCAGGGGTCTGGAATATACCGTTTAGCATCAAACTCAGGAAAATGTTATATTGGATCAGCAGGGAGTTCTCGCGGGATATTACGAAGGTTAAAAGACCACTTAATCATGTTAGAAAGAGGTAGCCATCATTCCAAAAAGCTGCAAGCTGCATGGAATAAATATGGGGAACTACATATAACTATTTTGGAGCGTGTAACAGAAAGATTGATAGAACGAGAACAGTTTTACATTGATTTTTACAGGTCTGCAACTGAGGGTTATAATAGCAACCCAATAGCGGGTAAAACTAGATTAGGAACAAAACTATCTGAGGAGACTAAAGAGAAGATCAGGGTGGCTAACACTGGCAAAAAAGCCTCTGAAGAAACCAAAAAACTAATGAGAGAAGTGGCTAAGAGAAAAATGGAAGAAGACCCGGAATTTGGAAAGAAGAGATCACAAAAACTTGTTGGGGTTCCTCGTTCTGAGGAGTTCAAAGCTGGTAGAAGAGCCTTTAAACACTCAGAGGAAACAAGAGAGAGAATGAAGGGGCCTAAGTCAGATGAACATAAGATGAAAATAACTGAGGGGCTGAAGGGTAAACCCAAATCTGAAGAGCATAGAAAAAATATAGCTGCTAGCAGACTTGGGAAAAAATTCAACCACCATGAGTAATTAAATATTGGTTATTTATGGCCTTAAAACTAATGACTTCCTCTCCCTCTACTTCTACTGACTTGAAGACCAATCCCTCACGAATAGCTGCATTAAGAGAAGGGCCAGCACCAGCAAAAGCTAGGATTTTGTCCATAGTGTCATGACTTACAAATACAGGGTAAGATTCATGTAGAATGGGTACAGTCTTTAGTTGGGGTAGAAGAGAAAGAACCTCTTTTCTTTCAGGAGCAGTAAGATGGCGGCGTTTATCAATGTCCCAAATATCAAAGACATAGAATTCCTGGCCCTTGATTTTTTCAGGATTGTTTTGGATGCCTTCTCCAATAAGCTCCCCTTGAATAGCGATATTTCTACCAATGCGAGTCAGGTCTTCACGAAGATTTAGTTTGTTTGCTGTATTCCAGAAAGAATTGCAGGTATCTTCTTTCAAATCCAAATTACGACTGCAAACTCCAAAATCTTCATCCTTTTTGTAGACAGTCATAGAAGATCCATCAAGTTTAATGGACACTTCAAACTTCTTGTCCTTGTATTTCTCAAAATAATGGGTTAGATTTTGAATACGTTCCTGATCCGTCTTACGAATGAAAGGTGGGAACATTCCTTTTACTAGTCCTGCAAGTTGAGCAGGGACTGGGGGCTCCCATTTCTGGATACCTAACAGTTCTGTGAGGTCTGTGCCCTCTTCAAGCCCTTGAACCTTA